CAAACTCGCGCAGAATCATAAATGGATAGAAGACCACCTTGAACAGCACCGAGAAATGTGCAAAAATTGGAATAATGCCCACCCAGAAGAGCGCAGAATATACAGCCTCAACCGGCGCGCTCGTGTAAACGGCGCCAGTGGGGAATTTACTCAAGAAGAAGAATATGAACTCTTCGCTTGGCAGCGCGGCGATTGCCATTATTGTGGTGAGTTTCTGTATTTGGATATGCCTTATCACATAGACCACAAAACCCCAATCTCGCGCGGCGGGTCCAATACCATTGATAACATTGCTTTAACGTGCCCGTCCTGTAATTTTAAGAAAAACGCAAAAACTGAAGAAGAATTTATGAATGGGAGAAGAAAATGACCGTAGTAGGCTTACAATGGGTTCAATCGACTGATACGTATTCATGTCCAGCAGCAGATTCAATCGGCTCATTAACACCAGCAACGCGTGTTGCCGGGATGGGTGTCGCACCACCGCCTTGTATTGAGTCCGCTGCTGGGCATGAATACGTATCAGTCGATTGAACCCATTGTAAGCCTACTACTGTCATTTTTTATTATTCTCCTTTTAACTCTTTACTGCCTCGAAAGTCCTTGTCGTCTCATTAATTGTGTTGCTTGGTATGCCATTATCCTGCTATACTGCTCTGCTTCCGTTTGTGACGTAAGCGAAGCATTTTGGAATGTGACGTTAAAGTTGAAGTCGCCACCTTGTGCGCTGCTTTGTGCACCCGTCCCACTACTTACTAACGTTCCCGCAGCCGGAACGACATATTCTCCAGCATGTACCAATGCTATTTGATCTGCTGTAACCGGACCGCCTTCCGCGAATACTGATTGCACGGCACTTACAGCAGTACCAGCACCGCTTGAAACCGCGCCTGCGGCCCCTAATACTTGACTACCCCCTGGAAGCTGCTTAATCGCGTTCTGAACCGCGGATGATAGCCACGATGTGAAACCAGATGCAGCAGAGATAAGCCAATCACCTAAGCCCGAAATAGCGCCTTGTATTTTCCCGGGTAGACCAGTAAAGAATCCATCAGCAGCGCTTATAAGCCAAGTCCCAAAACCTACGATAGCACCCTGTATTTTTCCCGGGAGGCCACTAAAGAACGTCTCTGCATTAGAGAGTAGCCAGCTTCCGAACCCTGCAAGGGCGCTTATAATACCTCCCCATAATTTAAGTGGGAGCACTACCCATAGCGTCCATATCCAACTTCCAAAGGTTTGTAGCGCACTTATTATAGCATTCCACAGCTTTAGCGGTAATGGTTGGATAAGTCCCCATAGCCATGTTCCTAAACTAATCCACGCGCCTATATACGCATTCCACAGCTTCAACGGCAACGGGGATAATAAACCCCATAGCCACGTCCCAAAGCCACTTAACGCGCTTACTATGGCGCTCCACAACTTTGCAGCCGCACCACCCCAATCAAAGCTTGTAATAGCGGATAACCCTGCTAAGATGCCCTTCTTAAAGTCATCACCGAACTTGCCAAAGTTACCACTCATCAGGTCGCCTAAGAGCGTCTTGAGCCAGCCAGCGACTTCATCGACGGCGTCGTGGAAGGGCTTAAAACGGGTATATAGTAAATAGAGACCGGCGCCAATGAGGACAACTGCTGCGATAATTGCTATTAATGGTAGTTCCATACCCATGATCGGTATGCTAACCGCCCATGCTGCCGCTGCTGCTCCACCGAGGGCACCTGTAAGACCCCCTGCGGCGATTGCGCTCAAGTCCAGATCGATCCCTATAAAACCCAACGCCGCAACTATCGGGCCAATCGCGGGGGCAATCATTCCAATTAACATCAGCACGGGGCCAATCGCCGCCGCGATTCCTGCGATGGCGACGACGATGAGCTGAATCGGCGCGGGCATGGTGGAAAATATACCTAAAAGCCTGGTGAGGATATCGAGAAGAGGCTTTGCCGCGTCCATAGCATTTTCCATGACCTGAATAATTATCTTACCAACCGGCGCGAATGCAACCTCCATCTTATTCTTAAACTCGTCAAACTTTTGGCCGAGTGTCATCGTGTCTTCGGCTTGCTTATTGATAGCTCCGTTTGAATTGTTAATGGAACTTGTTATATCATTATAACCGCCTTTTGTCTTACTCAATGACCCTGAGAGCTTATCCCACGCCGTCGAGTTAGCAGTAGAAGCAGATGTGGATTTCATAGTGCCGCCAGTAAGTATCGCTTCTTTCTCTGCCGTAGTCGCGCTGCCGTTTGCTATGTCCTGCAAAGCTTTGCTGGCAGGTATCCCCGCTTTTGTGAAGTCCTGGATGGCGGAGGTAAGCAATGTTGCTGACTGCCTTGCAGGTACGCCGGATGTGGCAAATGCTCCGATTGCTGCTTCTGTCTGCTGTAAGGATACTTTCGCTGGCCCTGCTACGGTACTCACCTTAGATACGGCGGTGGTCATATCAGTAAGAGCCACACCAGAATGAGTACTAGCGGCATATAATTGATCCATATCTGCACTCATATCCTTCGTTGGTACGCCAAACGCTTGAAATAATTTTGTTACACCTCCAACGGTACTGGAAACATCAGTACCCATTATACGTGAAAGATTGAGGGCTTGAGTTGAGACATTTTCTAGTGCCGTTCCAGAGAGCCCAAGTTTATCATGAACTGCAGTCATGGCTGATACGACATCTTGAGCACTCGCGGGGGTATTACCAAAGACGTTCGTAAAGCTGGTTCTCATCTGAGTAGCGGCGGCCCCTGTTACATTGGTTTTTCCGATTAGTTGGTCTTCAGCGTCGTTTATATCCTCGAAGCTCTTCACGGAGAATGCACCCATAGCAACAATAGGCGCAGTTATTCCAGCAGTCATGATACCGCCAGCACCTTTTAATGATCCGGCGAGATCATCTCCGAAGCCTGAAGCTAAGCCCTTACCTTTTGAAAATGCACTCGTCAAGTCAGAGAGAAATCCTGAAGTATCAGACTTTAGATTAACAAGTGCTGAGCCAACAACAGTTCCACCACCAGCCATTTAGATTATTTTCCTTCCTCTTCTTTTTCCATCGCTTTAAGGAGCTTCTCCTTTGCTATCTTCCGATCATCGACCCACTTCTTAAACATCATATCCTTTATGTCTGAATCGACTTCGAGCCCTGCACCTTCGATTAAACCATAGATCGCATCTAACACTGCTTTGGTTCTGTCGGGGATCGGTGTAGCGTTCCATATCGCATAAACATCATTTAGGGTAATGTCTTCATAAGTAGGTAAAAGACCAACCCACAGAGCAGCCATTATTTCATAACTACCCCAATCCTGGTTATCTAAGGCGCTTACTATCTGCCAGCTCTTTAGACCGAGCATAAGCTCCATCCTGGCAATATTCTGTGCTTTAAAAGAGAGTTCCCGCTGGCGATCAAGTTTGACCTTAATCGTTGGGGTAACGTCCTTGCCGATGTTAAACTTGCGTCTGCGCTCGGCAAGTTCCTGTTTTGTTTCTACCGTTTCTTCCGTAGTCATTTAATTCACCCTTCATTTTTTCACCGTGTTCGCTTGCTTCGCTTGTTGTTTCTGTTGCTCTTGTTGGAGTCGTGCATCCATCGCAGCTCTGTCTTTGAGGTTCTGGTCAATTACTTTCTGTGCTTGTTCTTTGGCGAATTTGGAGCCTGATTGTTTCGTTGCGCTCCATTCAATCTTCTTTATAATAGGCTCAAGTGGTGGCAACTTCCCGTTTAATGCGGCGGCGGTATAGTTGCCCGTATTCCACGCGGTCATCATAGCAAGTTGGATATCGTATATATTCTGACTTGCATGTGCATCAAAATACGCATCAAGTTCGACCGGCATCATGGTTAAAAACTGGTCAATCGGCATGACCGTCCCGATCTTAAACATCTGCCGTAATTTAAATTCATACCACTGACCGAAGGTAGCAAACTCATTTTTTATGGGGCCAGCATCACTTACATCAGCTTGTTTATACGTCTCTTTTTTGCGCGGTTGCATTGAGATCGGTTTACCCGATTCGTCATACGTTACATCTACCCCTTATGCCCGCGCAATCTCATAAGGTAAAATATTCAAAACTTCATTCTGTTCTTTGCTATTTAGGTTATTGAAAAATAACATTGCATCAGGTGAAATCCCCCGTTCAAGAACGGCCAACTTTTCCACGAATCCTAATGCCCCTACAAAAGCTTGGTCAACGATAGTCAATATTGAACGCCGGAATAACTGTTCTAACTCTAAAAGCCCTTGAATTGTGTAACGTATGCTTAGCGAGATATCATCAAATGTAATAGTAGTGAAGGGAATTAGATTACACCCGTCATGCACGTTGATAGGTGTGTCCATCTTTTCGAGCTTACTGATAACTTCTTTAGTTAATTGCATAGGGCATTGAGTCCGGAGTTCTGGTAAGCCTGATATTGAGGGTGACTATTCTCCCTTGTACATACTCGTCGACGTTGTGCGGTGCTGCTCGCGGTCCGTTGGCCCAGCATTGGGTGACAGTAAATAACTCTGCGTCGCCTGAGTTGAGTATATAATTCTGTAAGGTTTTCTCCTGGCGGTGGAAAATATCATGAACTCTCATCCCTATCGTCTGGATTTTAGAAGGGTCAGAGGTTTCGAGGTCATAACATCGGACATCTTTCTTCATCCGATGGCCGACTAAGGTTTTATCATCGTCAGGAATATCGCTCACGCTGTCTTCAGTTACGATGAATGGGTAGGGTAATACAGGCGGCGGCCCAGGATCAACCTCAGGTGCAGGGACAAAGGTAAAGATTGCCGGAGTGCCATTGTAGCTATAAAGTAACTCTTGTATAACTACATCAGCGCGAAGCATCCCGATTACGGCGTAGTCTAAAGCGTTCATTTTGTATTAAGCCAGCTTAACTTTTGTCGATTCAAAGCGACAATTCACTTCTTTATCCTTCACTTGCTGCCTGGTCTATTGAAGGTCTTAGGTATGGTTCTGCTGCCATTCTGCTTGTTCCCATCTCTGGAAATATAGCATAACTCGCCCACTTTGAATTTCCGTCCTTCGTTGGCACGTCATAGATAATCTGCCACGCACCCTCTGATGAAATCTCTACTGCTTCCCTGATATGACCAGAGGCTTTGAGATCGCCGCTAAGAACAGGAACAAGGTCTTGTGATATCTCAAGTATCCGTTCAGCCTTCTTTTTCGAGTAGGCCCCCATAGTCTTTTGAGCAAACCCTGCGGCTGCGGTTTCATCTATTCCACCTTCAAAGTCAGCGGTAACACTCCATCCACTAGCCATTTTCTATACCAGATATCCGGCCCATTCCTTAGAACCCGAAACGATTGTCTTAGCGGTGATCTCGTAGTGGTGCTTTATGTTATCGGGGAGGTGCGCGTGAACTACGAGAAATGTATTAACACCGCCTGATGGTGGAGATACGACAACCACATCATTTCGCACTATATCGGCATCGGGTGGGCAGTAGCCCTTATGCGTTAGTTTGTCCTTCCTCACGTCATCTGTCAGTCGTTCGTGTGCGTTAAGCTCGCGGATTCTCCCGGGCACGGTATCTACAGCGCCCCACGTCATCGGTGCTGCGCCGTGAGAGGTGAGCGTTCTTGAAGCGCGGTAGATGGTGAACGTTGAGGGG